AACTAGAAGCACACGAAAGAGAGTGTGCGATTAGATATGAAAACATAGAAAAAAGACTAGAAGACGGCTCAAAGCGTTTTGATAAGCTTGAGAACATGATATGGGCTGTATATCCGTTTATCTTGCTTTCTGTGGTTTTGTCTAGGTTTGTATGAGCAAAATACTAATAGGCATTATTGCTGTAATGTCTTTGATTACAATATTTTTATACAATCAAAATAAAACCCTCACAGCAAACAATCTTGCACTAGAAGGTGCGGTAGCAACACAAGAAGAAGCCATACAAAGTTTACAAAACGATTTTCAACTACAAACCACAAGTCTTTTAGAATTACAAAACAGAAACCAAGAAATACAAAAAGAAATGTCTAGGTATCTTGATATTTTTAAAAGACACAATCTAAGCAAACTAGCAGCAGCTAAGCCCGGTTTGATAGAACCAAGAGTAAATAAAGGAACGAAAGATGTATTCGATAGTATTGAAGAAGACAGCCGCAACATTGACAGTCTTGATGATGGCTTGCAGTTGCAGTCTGCTACCAACTAAACAAATAGAAGTAACAGCAAAGCCTATGGAGAGAACCATAGTGCAGCCTGTAATGCCTAGGGAAATAGACCTAAAAGACCCATATTGGTATGTCGTATCAGACAAAAACATAGAAGAATTTTTAAAAAGAGTAGAAAAAGAACACGGACAAGTAGTGTTTTTTGCCATGTCAGTACCAGATTACGAACTTATGGCTTATAACATGCAAGAGTTAAAGAGGTATATAAATGAGCTTAAAGAAGTTGTTGTGTATTATAAAAAAGTCACAGAACCACAAAAAGGAGACGAGTAAAATGAAAATATCTGATGAAGGCATAAAACTAATAAAACACTTTGAAGGCTGTCCTACAGATGCAGACGGCAACGTAGTAAGTTATCGTTGTGCTGCAAATAAAGCCACAATAGGCTATGGCTCCCTAAAACTTATAGATGGAACTCCTGTAGAAGATGGTATGAAGATAAGCAAACAAGATGCTGAAGATTTATTAGCACACGAGCTACATGAGTATGAAGGCTATATTAATGACATGGTCGAGCCAAAATTAAAACAAAACGAATTTGATGCATTGGTATCATGGGTGTTTAATTTAGGCCCATCAAATCTAGCTGCAAGCACTTTATTAAAAAGGCTTAACATGAAAATGTGGAATGATATACCAAACCAAATCAAACGCTGGAACAAGGTTGGTGGTGTGCCTAATGATGGGCTTATAAAAAGAAGAAACGCTGAAGCTTTGTTGTTTGAAGGTAAAGAATGGGGTAAAGTCTAACTGACATGGTTGTTTGTGGATATTCACTTATCTCCTCTCTCTCCAGAGCAACGTGTCAGGAGAGTCAAGCGTCCTTTACATATTGGCTCTCCACCTAATGCTTAACCTAGATAACATAAAATCATTTGACGCTTTATCAAGAGATGAGCAGGTAGAAGCACTTACTCTTATTGACAAATGGAAAAACTTAAATGCAAGAGACAGATGTAGAGATGATTTTTTAGAATTTGTAAAATTTCATTGGGAAGGCTTTATTATGGGCAGGCATCACAAGATTCTTGCAGAAAAGCTTAACCGTATTGCACAAGGCAAATGCAAGCGACTTATGGTTATGTTACCGCCTAGGCACTCAAAATCAGAATTTGCATCAACCTATTTTCCTGCATGGATGATGGGGTTAAATCCAAGTTTAAAAATTATACAAGCAACTCACACAGCCGAACTAGCAGTAAGATTTGGTAGAAGAGTGCGTAACATAATTGATAGTGAAGAGTATCAGACTATTTTTCCTGATATAAGCTTATCAGGCGATAACAAATCAGCAGGAAGATGGACTACAGACGATGGTGGAGAAGCTTTCTACTCAGGCGTTGGTGGTGCTATTACAGGTCGTGGTGCTGATTTATTGATTATTGACGACCCACATTCAGAGCAAGATGCTATGTCACCTACTGCTATGGATGCCGCATGGGAGTGGTATACCTCTGGACCTAGACAAAGGTTACAGCCGGGAGGAACTATAGTCTTGGTTATGACAAGATGGAGTACCAAAGACTTAGCAGGTAGGTTGTTAAAAAGACAATCAGAAACACACGCTGACCAATGGGAAGTTGTTGAGTTTCCTGCAATTATGCCTGAGTCCGAAGAACCCTTATGGTCGGAGTTTTGGAAGAAAGAAGAGCTGTTATCAGTAAAAGCTTCTTTGCCTGTAAGCAAATGGAACGCACAATGGATGCAGAATCCAACAGCTGAAAGTGGTTCTATTGTAAAAAGAGAATGGTGGAATACTTGGGAAAAAGAAGGCATACCAAGCTGTCAATGTATTATACAAAGCTACGATACAGCTTTTAGTGCAAAAGAAACAGCTGACTATTCTGCTATTACCACATGGGGTATTTTTGACCCTGAAGACGGCAGTGAAAGTGCAATTATATTATTGGATGCAAGCAGACACAGGGTAGACTTTCCTGAATTAAAACACATTGCATCTGAAGAATATAAATATTGGGAGCCTGATATTGTGTTAATTGAGGCAAAAGCTAGTGGTACACCACTAACACAAGAATTAAGAAAGATAGGCATACCTGTACAAGCTTACTCACCAAGTAGAGGACAAGACAAGGTTGCAAGAATGAACTCTATTGCACCTATGTTTGAAAGTGGTATGGTATATGCAACAGAAGATGCTTTCGCGGAAGAAGTTATAGAAGAGCTTGCTGCTTTTCCGTTTGGTGAGAATGACGACTTTTGCGATTCAACCACTATGGCTATGATGAGAATAAGGCAAGGTGGCTTAATAGACCTAGACAGCGACTATCAAGATGATATGTCTGTGGATAGAAAGGCATTAACATATTATTAATTTTATGGATATAATAAGACATGGTTACAGAAAGAAGACTCGGAACAGAAGATAATCCAGACATAATAGACCAAAGCAAGTCTGTAAATGTGCCTGCAGAAGAATTATCTATAGATGCACCTGAACAAACATTTGAAGAATCAATGATTGATGCTATGGAAATAACCATAGGTGATGAAGAAATTTCTTTTGATGAACCAATGGAAGAAATGCAAGCAGATATACCGTTTGATGCAAACTTGGTTGAATATCTTGACGATTCTATTCTTGGTTCGTTATCCAACAAATTAGTAAGCTCAGTAGAAAACGATAAAGAATCAAGAAAGGAATGGGAAAAAACCTATACTGACGGATTAAAATATCTAGGTATGAGGTTTGACGAGCAAAGAAGTCAACCATTTGAAGGCTCTAGCGGTGTTATACATCCAATACTTTCAGAAGCTGTAACACAGTTCCAAGCACAAGCATATAAAGAATTATTACCAGCACAAGGTCCAATCAAAACACAGGTTGTAGGTCAAAGAGACATGAACACAGAAATGCAAGCTGAAAGAGTTTGCGAGTTTATGAATTATTACATCATGAACGAAATGCCTGAATATGACCCTGATTTAGACCAATTATTGTTCTATCTACCACTTTCAGGAAGTGCATTTAAGAAAGTTTATTACGATGCAGCCAAAAACAGACCTGTATCTAAGTTTATACCTGCAGAAGATTTATTAGTTCCTTATAACGCAACCGACTTATTATCAGCAGAAAGAGTTACTCATGTTGTTTCTATGAGTAATAACGAAGTAAGAAAAATGCAACTTTCTGGCTTTTATGCAGACATTGAGCTAAACGATAGTGAACAAATCATTCGTGACAACATTGATAAAGAAATAGACAAAATACAAGGCGTAGAACCTGATTATAGTAATGATGAGCAAAGAAAACTTTATGAAATACATACAGTAGAAGATATTGAAGGCTTTGAAGACGTAGATGATATGGGTGAGACTACAGGATTAAAACTACCTTATATCATTACTATAGACGATTCTACACAACAAATATTATCTATAAGAAGAAACTACAACCCTGAAGACCCATTAAGAAACAAAATTAATTATTTTGTTCAATATAAGTTTTTACCGGGACTAGGTTTTTACGGCCTTGGTTTGTCACACATGATTGGTGGTATATCTAAAGCTTCTACATCAATACTAAGGCAGCTTATTGATGCAGGTACTCTAAGTAACTTACCTGCAGGATTTAAAGCAAGAGGCATTAGAATTAGAGACGAAGCCTCACCATTACAACCCGGTGAATTTAGAGATGTTGATGCTCCGGGAGGTGCATTAAGAGATTCTTTAATGCCATTACCGTACAAAGAGCCAAGCAACGTATTATTTAGTTTACTTGGTTTATTGGTCGATTCAGGCAAAAGATTTGCAGCTATAGCTGACATGAATATCGGTGATGCTAATGCAGCTATGCCTGTAGGTACAACTGTAGCTTTATTAGAAAAAGGCACAAAAGTAATGAGTGCTATTCATAAAAGATTACATTACGCACAGAAGAACGAATTTAAAATTTTAGCTAGAATATTCCAAGAGTTTTTACCACCTGTATATCCATACGAAACAGGTAGCGGTTCAAGAGAGGTAAAAGTACAAGACTTTGACCAAAGAATTGATGTAATACCTGTCTCTGACCCAAACATATTCTCAATGAGCCAAAGAGTTATTATGGCTCAGGAACTGCTTACTATGGTGCAATCAGCACCAGAACTGCATGGCCCACAGGGCATATATGAAGCCTATAGAAGAATGTATGCAGCTTTAGGCGTAGATAATATAGAAAGTTTACTTGTACCACCTGCTGACACGACACCTCAGCCGGTAGATGCAGGTATTGAGAATAGTGGATTATTACAAGGTATTCCACAACAAGCCTTCCCAGAACAAAATCATGAGGCACATGTAGAAGCACATAAAACACTTTTCTTAACCCAAGCAGTAATGATGAACCCACAACTACAGTCGGTAATTATTGCTCATGTTATGCAACACTTACAATTTATGGCTAATCAGATGGCAGAACAACAATTACCACCTGAAGTGCAACAACAAATACAACAACAAATGCAACAGGCACAACAGCTTGACCCACAAGTACAAGCAGACTTGCAAAAACAAATACAATCTATTATTGAAAGTTATAGCTCACCAATATTGGCACAATTGTCATCTGAGTTCTTACAATCAGTACAACCACCGCAACAAGATGACCCACTTGTACAAATAAGACAACAAGAACTTGGTTTGCGTGATAAAGAAATAGAAATGAAAAACCAACAGTTTATGGCTAAAGAAGAACAAGATGCCATGGAAAAAGGTGCTGAGTTACAATTACAACAACAAAAAGCTGACCAACAGGCTATGATTGGCAATGACAAAAATGAAATTGCCAAACAAAGATTGCAACAACAGGCAGAGTTAAAATTAGTAGATTTACAAGCGAGGATGAATAAATGACAAGTTCAATTAACGAAAAGATAGTAGAGCAGATTAAACAGAAAAAAGCTGAAGCTAAAATAGTTGAAATGCAAGAACAGGTAGTGGAGCCAAAAAGAGCTAGAGATGACAAAGGTCATTATGTAGCAGATGATTTATCTACACCTGACGTAAACGAAGCATGGGAAGGTGGTAAAGCACCTAAGAAAAAAGCAAAAAAAGCTGTTGCTAAGAAAAAAACAGTAGCAAAGAAAAAAACGGTTGCTAAGAAAAAAGCAGTCAAAAAATCTAAATAAGGAGCAAGTATGAAAGCAAAAACTTCCATAAAGATTAAAGGTCAAGGAAGCATTGCCCTGTCACAACCAAAAAAGGTGAAAGTTGATACATCACACAAACCGGGTTATGGCAAAGGCGTAAGCAGAGGTAAAGGAGCTGCTTTGCGAGGCAACAAATTCAACGGCGTGTTTTAAATTAAATGGATAAGTATGATTTTATTCATGCTCTCCGTAAAAGTTTAAACGAAAGAGAGGAGCAAATTAAAGATATCTTGATGTCAGGTGGCATCAAAGATATGGAGAAATACCAATTTTTAATGGGTGAAATATCTGCATTATCCTATATTCATGATAAGATAAAAGAACACTTACATGAAGAAGGAGATTTTAATGAGTAGTGATGTAAAAACTAAGGTTAAAGAAGATACTATTGACCTTAAAAAAGCTTTTGTTGAAGAGGACGACAGAGTTTTAGACCCCACCCTATTAGATAAAAGTGTTCTTGAAAGGATGCCTCAACCTACAGGATGGCGACTTCTAGTATTACCCTATAAAGGCAAAGGTGTTACAGAAGGCGGTATTAAATTGGTTAAGGAAACCATAGATAGAGAAACCCTAGCGACTGTTGTTGCTTATGTAGTAGCCATGGGTCCTGATTGTTATAAAGACACAAAAAGGTTTATAAAACCTTGGTGTCAAAAAGGACAGTGGATATTAATAGGTAGATATGCAGGCTCTAGGTTTAGGTTGGCTGATGAAAGCGAAGTCAGAATTATAAATGATGACGAAGTCATAGCCACAATTTTAAACCCTGATGACATTGTTTCAGTATAAGGAGAATTTATATGAACGAAATAAATAATGAAAATCAAGTCGAAGCAGAAGAAATAGTTGTAGATGTAGAAGACACACCTGTAGCTGGGGAACCTGTGGTTGAAACCGACTCAGGCGGTGACGATGAACTTGATAAATACACCAAAGGTGTATCAAAACGAATAAATAAACTTAATGACAAAATACGACAAGCAGAACAAAGAGCTGCAGAGTATGAGTCTAAGTATACGCAGTTATCAAATGAATATAACACGGTGAAGAAAAGAGCTAGTGTTTTAGACAAAAGTTATACTGAAGAGTATGAGAATCGTGTTAGGTCGCAAAGACAACAAGCCGAAGACTTGTATAGAAAAGCTAGAGAAACTAATGACCCTGAATTAGAGGTTAAAAGTGTTGAGCTGCTTAACAAAGTTTCTTTAGAAGAAGAAAGAGTTAGATTGGCAAAAGTTCAGCTAGAAAACCAACAACAACAAACATTCACAAATTCAGAACAAACTGTACAAAATGTGCAACAACAAGTGTATGATAGACCTAAGCCTGATTCTAAAGCAGTTGAATGGCAAAAAAATAATGACTGGTTCCAAAAGGATAGAGTCAAAACATACACTGCTATGGGTATTCACGAAGACCTAATAAACGAAGGTTTTGACGGTCATGATGATGATTACTACCAAGAATTAGACAAAAGACTTTTAAAGGTTTATCCTGATATAAGGAATAAACCTGAAGGCGTATCAAAAGATACCAACTCAACTGTGCAAAGAGTTGCTTCTGCTTCCTCTGGAAGTCGCCAAGGAACACAAGGGAAG